GAAGTCGGTGTGCAGGCTGTTCTGACTGATCTTGCTGCACGCTCATCCTCGCGTGACATTGCTGGCGACTTGGGCAAAGTCCTGGGCGAAGGCATTGCGAAAAAGATGGACGAGGATTTGATCGCCCTGTTCGACGGTTTCTCAACCTCAGTTGGTAGCGCGGGAACTGAACTAATCACGTCTTACATCTTCAGTGCCGCCGCACGGTTGGATAACGCTAACGCACCCGGCCAGAAATATATGGTTATCCATCCCTACCAGGCATACAACCTCAAAGCGAACCTGACCAACACGTTTGCCAACCCCAACGGTGGCGATCTTCAGAACGAAGCCATGCGTAATGGTTACGTTGGTCGCATTGCCGGGGTGGACATCTTTGAGTCTGCCAACATCACTCGCGATGGTTCAGACGATGCCAAGGGCGCGGTATTCGTGCCTCAAGCAATCGGCCTTGCTGTCAAGTGGGACATCAACATCGAACCGGAACGTGACGCATCCATCCGCGGATGGGAACTCAACGCCACGGCTTGCTACGGTGTTGTGGAACTCAAAGACGACTACGGCATAGAAATGTATTTCGACGCTGATCTTTAATTCCTGACCGGGGGGTGCGGGTAACACCGCGCCTCCCCCCTTTGGGGGTTAAGCGATGGCGATGAGTGCTGACAGTGACCTGACGGCCGTACAGCCGGACATTCTCACCTACGGTATCAGCGCGTTCACTTCTGAACACGCAAGGGCTAAGGCCGACATTGAACGCGAACTGCGAATTCATTGGTGGCCATTCAAGAACATCAGCGGCGAGATGAATGCCACGCTGCTGACTGAATCACAGTTTACCCGGTGCGCCGCTTACCGCGTCCTCGGTTGGTATGCCTTGCCGCAACTCACCAAGTGGGAAGCGTCAGGCAATGAGGACAGGTATCAGCAGATGATGAAGTTCTACCGGGATGCGTACTCGGAAGAACTGGAGCGCATCGTCAAGGACGGTGTGGAGTACGACGCGGACGAGGATAGCAGTATCTCGACCAGTGAAAAGACCCCGCTGCACTTTGGGCGACAAGTCAGATGAAGGTAAACGTTACGCTCAACGATAAGAAAGTCCAGGCAATGCTCAAGGCTTTCCCGAAGCGTATCGAGAAGTCATCACGCAAAGCCTTAGCCAAGGCATCGGCGTTTGTGGAGTTCGTTGTTAAAAAACGAACGGCAAGAGGGCAGGGGGTTGGTGGCGCGTTCCCTGGTTATGCTGCATCCACCAAGCGATCAAGGGGTAAGCGGGGGCGAAGCCTTGGCAGGGTTGATCTGATGGACACCGGGCAGATGCTTTCATCAATGTTGTGGAAGGTGAAAAGCCCATCCCTCGGTTTAGTGTTCTTTTCAAACACTCTGGCCGCACGAAAAGCAATGTGGCACCACACCGGCGCAGGGCATCTGCCAGTACGCAAGTGGTTCGACGTAAACAGTCGTGAGGAGGTATTGGTTGGTAATCAGTTCCGCAACGAATTCATCAAGCAGATGGCTAGGGCATGAGCAAGCGTGAAAGCATCGCAAGCAACATTATCACTGTTCTGGATGCGATGTCATCGCCCGAACTTGCAAAGATTACACGCGATCCGTTCCAGGCCGAAGATTTGTCAGACCAACAGTACCCGGCGGCGTGGATCGCAAGCAGCGAGGAAGTGCGCGCCGATACAACAATGGGCAGCACTACACGCGAAGGAACGATTGATTATGTCATCGTGGGTTACGTCAAAGGGTCAAGCATCGACACTTCTAGAAATGAACTTATTGAGGGAATCGAGGAAGCATTGGACGCTGACAGGACACGCGGTGGCTACGCTCTCAACACTGAAACTGTACTTATCGAAAGTGACGAGGGCGTTCTTTTTCCAATCGGAGCCGTGCGGGTCACTGTGCGAGTGACTTACGACTTCACGCAAGGAGCAACGTAACGTAATGAAACCAATACAGATGGAGTGCAAGGGGTCAATCGTCACGATTGAATACCCCGAAAGAATCAAAGAGTTGGAGGCTCGCGGCTGGACTGTCGTGGGTGCCAAAAAAGTGGTCGAGGCAAAGCCGAAGCCAATCGTAAACAAGCCTAGCGACGAGGAAAAATAAGTTATGGCAAATCATCACGGAAAGGACGGCACTGTCAAGATTGGATCGAACACTGTTGCCGAAATCAAATCATTCAGTATGGACCAGACCTCAGATACGGTTGAGGACACTTCGATGGGCGACAGTATGAAGTCATACAAAGTCGGTCAGGGCGATGCCTCTGGATCAATCACTTGTCATTTTGACGAAACCGACACAACCGGACAGGGCGCAATGACCAATGGCGCGAGTGTGTCACTCGCCTTATATCCCGAGGGCGCGGATTCTGGCGACACCTATTACACGATGACCGCACTCATAACCAGTGTGGGCATGAGCGTTGATATGGGTAGCGTTGTCGAACGCTCGTTCGGGTTTCAAGTGACTGGGGGAGTAACCGAAACAACCGTCTAACAGGAGATAACAAATGTCAAATGGTGCTGAACTTCTTGCCAAGGCAAAGACGCATTGGCGGGAAAAACTCGTCGCGCCTATGGAATCGGTGGCGGTATCTGAATGGGATACCGTCATTTTTTTCAAGCCGACTACCCTTTCACAACGCAATACGATATTCCGGTATGTAAACGATGGTTCGCTTGAATCATTGGTGCAGACAATAATAATCCGTGCGTTGGATGAGGATGGCAAAAGACTTTTCTCCAATGCCGATAAAAAGGATTTAATGGATAAGGTCGATCCCGATGTGATCGTAAACGTCATCACTGCGATGAACGATGAACCGGACACCAGTATTGAGGATGCAAGAAAAAACTCCGAACCGGCGACCAAGAAATCCTCCTGATGTTCCGGGTCGCCGAACACTTGCACATGACGGTGGGTGAACTTGCAGATCGAATGACGGCAGATGAACTGACCTATTGGGCCGGGTGGTTTGAATACTGCGCCCAACAGCAAGAGATAAAACGCTAATGGCTACCGCTGACGCAACCATTCGCATTGTTGCCCAGGATAAAACTGGAACGGCTTTCAAAAAGGTCAAAGGCAACCTTGATAAAACGCAAAAAGCGTTTACCTCTCTCGGGCGTGCGATAAAGATTGGGTTTACCTTAATCATCGCCGGGGGTATTGCCAAACTCGTCAATTTCACTGATCAGTTTGCTCTACTTGAGGCGCGCACTAAAAAAGCAAGCAAGGGTTTAGGCGATTACAACAAGATCAGCGCAGAGTTATTTACTATATCGCAAAGGACAGGCACGGCATTAGAGGATACCGTCAAACTGTTTGAGGCATTGGCACGCACCGCGCCTGACATTGGTGCGACCAGAGATCAGGTCATGCAAATGACCGAATCTCTTGAGATGATGGCAGTGGTATCAGGCGCAACCGGAGAGGAAATCAAGAATGCAATGCGCCAGTTCTCACAGGCAATGGCGGGAGGCATAGTTCGGGCAGAGGAATTTAACTCGATCATTGAGAACACCCCGGAGATAGCCGCCAAGATTGCCGAAGGCATGGGTATGACTGTCGGGCAACTGCGTTTAGCGGTGGTTGAGGGCAAGGTGTTATCTAAGGATGTATTTGAGTCGATCCTGGGGCAGACCGCGCAGATTAACGCGGATTTTGAAGCGATGCCGATGACATTCAGTCGCGCCTTTACCATGCTCAAGAACTCGGCGCAAAGATTTTTAGGCATTATGAATGAGGCAGGCGGCGCAACCGGAGTCCTTGCTGATGCGGTAGTTGTTATCGCAAGAGCATTTGATGCACTGACCCGCCGCATTAAATCAGGACGCCTTGCCGCAGAGTTTTCGTTATGGGCAAAAGCACTAGGTGTGGCCGTGGGTTACGTCAAAGACCTGGGGAAAGAGTTCGGCAAACTGTTCCGCAAACTGTCGGGTGGCACAAGAGTATTTGACGCGATGCTTGAGTTTCCGTTGACCTTTAG